CTTTCAACGCATGGATTCGAGCAAGAGACGACGGATTACCGTGTGTAAGTTGCGGAAGATTGGATATGAAAAAAAGAAATGCAGGGCATTTTATGCCTACATCAACGCGCCCATCATTAAGATTTGAGCCGATGAATGTTCACCTCCAAGATGAGTATTGCAACACGTTTCTACATGGAAATTTGGTAAATTATCGCATTGAGCTGGTAAAGCGAATAGGTATTGAAAAAGTAGAATGGTTAGAATCTGATAACCATCCTGTAAAAAAATGGACGATTGACGAACTAAAAGAAATAACCAAAACGTACCGCCAAAAACTAAAGGAATTGAAAATTGGAAATTAATCACTCTCACGAAGCAATAGCAAAATACCCGGCACCAGATCAGGACGCGATATTTATCACTGATAACCACGCGAGCAAGTACAAAAACAAACGACTATTCAAAAATGGGAAAGACTACGCCGTGGCGTGCCGGTGGACAAATCTGATGCGCAGCGTTTACGATGCTTGGGCATTCCATGTTGGAATAGTGTGAAATGGAACCGTTTGAAGTATCGTACACAACAAAGAGATGGATATCTGGAACTATTCGAGTTATAATCTTCCAAACTCCCCGCCGCTGAAATGCGGCACCTTAGCCCCGGCCTAGCTGGGGATTTTTTTGCACGTCTGTAAAATAAACTTGGGTCAGGCTACCAACCGACCCGTCAATCATATTATTTTCGCGCAATCCGAGCCGATTTTATCCCGAATAGCTCCCACAACGCAGGACACATTTTACGTTCCCCACCTTCCCATTGCTGCCAATTGCGCGCGGTTCGGTATACCAGGGTAGCCGCCGCGCGCTGCGACAGTCCGGTAGAAGCGCGCGCGGCCTTGACCTGATCTGGAGTTGGATTGATTGCCACAATTGGCCGTTGTGGTATTACTGTCCAGTTTCTCATATCATCCCACGCTCCGCAAACGACAAGCATCCTGATCCCGCCACGATAAAGTGATCCAGCACGCGCACATCTACCAGTGACAACGCCTGTTTCAATGCATCGGTCATCATGCGGTCGGACTGGCTGGGTTCGGCTACTCCGGAAGGATGGTTGTGGGCGAAGATCACCGCTGCCGCATTGTGTTTTAACGCTGCTTTAACCACTTCGCGCGGGTAAACAGAGGCTTGCGTGAGGGTGCCGATAAACATAGTGTCGTGGGAAATTACCTGGTGTTGAGCATCAAGCCACGTGCAGTGAAATTCTTCGTGTTCGAGCTGGCAAAGGCGAACTTTCAGGAAGTCGCGCACCACGTCTGGAGAATTCAATGTGTCGGCATTCCCGCGATACAGTCGCAATTCGAGTATTTTTAACGCCTTGTCTATGATTTCATCTTCCGTATCAATGCAAGATTTTAACGCAACATTATAAATAGGGCTTGTTTCATTTTTAACTTTCATGATCTCACCTCCTCAATAAATTTAGCTACGGTGCCGTCAGGGTTGCGCGCAAAACCTTGATTTATCAAAAATTCATTCCAGAATTGCACTCCTAATGTAAATTTATTTTTCTTGTATTCGGTTTTAACTATCACTGGCGTGTAGCATTTTTCAACATGCAATGGGGTGAGTTCTGCTTTTAGTGCTTCGATTGTCGTGTACATTTTATTTACTCCCTACGTTGTGCGTCATCGGATATGCTTCGTTCAATGTATCCCGCAGCCTCCCCAATGCGTCCACTCCCCACACAACCACACTTTCCGCTGGTTGATATGTATGCTCACTGGCATCTGATGGAGACACGATCGTCATTAGGTTTTTATCTGTGTTCAGCCTTGCAATACACCACCCCAAATCTATTACGGTTATCATCATCTATATCCTCGTTGAAAAAGCCGCCCATGCAATGTCGCGTGTCACAGTTTTTATAGCCCCAACTCTGCCAACTCTGCATCACTAAAACTAATAGCGGCAGGCTTGCGCCCTTGCGGCTTCTTCGTGTAACCCTGTGCGTCTTTCGCCTCTTGCGTTTTACTTGCCATGTTCGTGTCCTCGTCGTTGCCGGTCTTCGTGGGTAGCCGGTTAACCCATCATTGCAAGGGACGTGCCGATAAAGCCCGGCACGCCCCTTAATTCAAATGTTAGGGGATGGCGCTGTATCACGGCACACTGAGTCCGCATCGCTGTTCTCTGGCTTCGCTTGGGCGCTTCCGGTTTGCCCGATCTGCGCAGAGTCTCGGCTTTCAACAACGCCATTTCCTAACAACATGCGATACTGTCCGATGATATCCCTGCACAACTCTACGCAATCGGAACATATACATACGCCGCTTTCGGCAACAATAATATGTTTTGATTCGTTATTTGACTTCCCGCAAAAACTGCACCAGTGAGTAGCTTCACAGCCTAACCCTACATTGGAGCGGGACTGCGCCGAAGCGGTATTAATTGGTTCAGATTTATTCATTATGCTTATCTCCGTTTGAAAGCTCTGTGGTGGCTCAGCCCCTCAATTTCTCGTTAGGCACATTTGCACCGCACCAACTATCTGCACATTGTTTCAATTGCCCATGGCTCAATATAAATTTTTATGACTATCAATAGGTATATCCCGATAAATACTGCGGCAATTAATTTGCCAAGCCATCCGTCGAAATATGCCCGTTCCCAATACTCAAAGTCTCGTTTCATGGAGTGTCTGCGCTCGCCGGATCAATGGAGATATTGGTGCGCTTAAGTCCGGTAGCGCCATCAGCCGCCTTGATGCCTTGGCCGCGCCCTGCGCCTCTTGGGTTGTTGGCGCTCACACTGCCACCCTGTTGCGCCCGTGCTTTTGCTCCCAGTACACATTGATCCACTTGCCTGTGCGCTGGTGATCCAGCTCATCATAATTGATAGGCAGCGGATTATCGCTGTACGGAGCCATGATTACGGTGCGGTTGGCCGCAATTGCCACGCTGCCCACGCTCACTCCATCCGGTACCTGCCCGATGGCATAGTCCGCGCCTGTTGCGCACTGATGCGGCTGTGTGTTGCCGCCCGAGTTGATTTTAAGGTATACAGTTTTCATTTTTTAACCTCTTATGCGTTGTCGCAGCATTTGCTTGCCGCCGCCGACCAGTCAGACTCCATCTTTGCAACCGCTTGCAAAGGGTCTGCGCCTCCCTGTATCGCGGCCATTGCCTTGCGCCCAGCACTTGCCTTTTGATTGTGCGATGCGTAGCTGTAGCTCTCTGCCATCGCATAAGCTGCGGCCAGTGGGTATTGAGCGCGGGCTGCATCAAGCGCCTCGTCGGCCTCGCGCATTGCTGCCGCTTGCTTTACTGGGTATCCATGCTGCGATGCTGACTCATACGCGCCTTGCGCGTTGATTGCGATGCTTTGCACTGCCTGATATTGAGGCCATCCGATAGCCGCCAATATCGCAACTTTAGCCGCTTCTGCGGCGTTGTGCGCTGCAAGCAATTGCTCAAGTTCTGGCTTACCCGCAATCTTGGCGCTGATGCGGCGTAACTTGCCTGCGACAATAATTTCATCGTCAAATTTTACCGAGTCAATCGGATCGTTATATTTTCCGCTTGTTGCGGCAAATACTCCGCCAGTTACCGTTACGCCACGCAACTCAGCGATCGGGCAATCTGCTGCAAATGTGTAGGATATTTTCATTTACTCGGCACTCAAAGTTATTCCGCATACCGCATACCCCTTGCCCATGTTTATAAATGGGTGCAGGATTAACCATTCCTGTGCCAGTTTTTGTAAAAGCACTTTATGCTCTTGCGCTAACGCTTTCAACTCCGCTACCGCAGACTCGCTAAAGCAGTCTGTCGTATTCGGGCGTGGATCACCGTACAGTTCCCCGGTATCCGGGAAGATAGACAGTTCCCGCCCATTTGCGGCGAGGACTACACAAGGGCGCATTGTTGCGCCGTATGCAGTCTTGGGGAAATCCCCTCTCACCGCCGATACCTCAGCAGTGAAAGTGCTTGGAGTGCTTACTCCATTTACGTACTTTATAAATTTTATCATTTTCGCTACTCCTCTATTTAGTTATTCGGTGTGTGTCGTGTGTTGACAATCGCTATTCTACGCACATCGTTCGCGATGTCAACAACTTTTTCAACTATTTTTCAACTATTTCCAAAAAAAGTTTATAATAATTACACGTTATCAACTAAATCAATAGGTTATCATCATGGCCATGGTAAGTCCGTATTCCGCCGAACAGAAAGCAATCGCTGCGACTCAATATGCAATATCCGGCAACATGTCCGAAGCAGCACGAGCTATCGGTGCAACCCCCGCAACAGTGCATAACTGGGTAAACAAAGACGTCGCGTTCCAGGCGCTGGTTAATGATTGCGTAAAACAACAAGGCCTTAGGATACGGGCAGGGTTGTCGAGTGTTGTAGATAAAGCCATCGGCCTGCTGCACGATCGCCTGGATAATGGAGACGAAGTTTTATCTTACGATAGTAAAACCGGCCAGCACGTAGCCGGTAAGCGCAAGATGAGCGGTCGTGATATAGGTATTCTCGCTGCAATCGCAATAGATAAGCGCATTATGCTCGATAAAGGCGATCATGGAGATGAGCAGGCGAGCAAGGTTGACACGCTTATAGCACGCCTGGAGTCATTAGCCGGGCACTACACACCAGCCACGGACGATAGCATCGACGTAACGCCCGATAAGCCTGAGTAATATACCTAACGTATTGATTATATTCAATATGGCACGGCGTGGGATGGGTATGCCACGTCAACGGTGGTATGTAAGCACATGATTATATTACCATATCCATACACACAGGCCTGGTGGGGGAAATAAAATTCGCGTGGAAGTTTACGTAACACGTTCCCTCCTGCCCGCTAAGAATAAAGGATTCCTTTTTTTAACATGTAGAATGTATTGTTAGCATGTCCAATTCAGTCCGTTTGCCGCCTTGCTGCCATTTGTTTGATGATTATGCCATGTGTGTAGCTCGATATGATTTAAATGCGGCAAATGTGGCTTAAATCGTTTTTAGTGATGAACGAGATTTAATTTTCGCGGCGGGTAAAAACAAAGGGGATAATTTGTGCGATGGGTGAAGCGAGTCTGATCAGGTCGGCTATGCCTACTTCGGCGCTATCCAGCGTGGGCGGTACTAAGCAATATATAACAGCAGAGTGAAAAAAACGATGTAAGCCTTACGTGGCTTGAGATACGTCAAAAAAGAAATGTCGGCGGTGCTTGACATTGGTGTCGGCGGTGCTTTACAATTCATTCTTTAGGGGGTATTGCTGATGGGTGCTACGGCAAGCATTGTTTCAGAACAAGCATCAGAAGTCAAGCGTGGTAAGACTTACGTTGATATTGAGACAGGTGAGGTTATCGAACTGGATGGTGACCATAAGCCGAAGAAAGGTAGCAGGGCAGCGTGGTTCTTCATCGGGAAGAAGGGCGGGTTCAAGAAGCTCGGTAGGTTAAGACTAACTTCTTCTGACTTGTGGGTATTCCTTGAGGTTCTTGGCCGATTGCAGTACGGAAACCAGATTCAGATAAACCAGACTGCATGGGCGAAAGATATGGGTATCAGTCGGCAAAGTATCAATAGTGCATTCGCCACGCTGGAAAAGCACAAGATCGTCACAAGGCAGGTAAGGGGCAAGCTGACAACATCGTACTACGTCAACCCGGACTATTGTTGGTGTGGCGATTCAATTGATCAACAGAAAATTCAAGGGAGGAAGAAATGACACAGCTTTATAGGCATTTCGATAAGGATGGCATCCTGATGACTGGAATGAAGTACCGATTGACGGATACCAGATAATCGTATAATATTCACTTTGTCGGTCAGGTGGAGACTTGGGTAAGTATCTGGATGCCCTAATCGTCCGGATTGCCGACACACTCACTCAATGTTATTAGGGAACTATCATGAAAAACAAAGCAATAGCGTATCTTCGCGTTTCAACAAGAGAACAGGGTCGTTCAGGTCTTGGCCTCGAAGCGCAGAGAGAAATAATCGACCAGTTCGCCGAACAGAACGACTACGAGATATTGTGGTTCGTCACAGAGGTTGCTAGCGGCGGGGATAGCCTCGTAGGTCGTCCGATACTCAAGGAAGCTCTGGACGATGCCCGTAGCCGTGGATGTCATATCATTGTAGCAAAGCTGGACAGGTTGAGCCGTGATGTCCACTTCGTTTCTGGATTAATGGCGCAGAAGGTTCCGTTCATCGCGTGCAATCTTGGCGCTGATGTTGATCCGTTTCTTCTTCACCTGTTTGCGGCGTTGGGCGAGATGGAGCGCAAGACAATCGGGCAACGTACAAAAGCGGCATTGGATGCCAAGCGAGCGCGCGAACCAGACTGGAAGCCAGGGCGTGCCGTCACTCCAGACGGAATTGAAAGGCAGATGGCAGGGCGGTCTAAAGGTGGCAAGGCGACCAGAATCAAGTCGGTTGAGTTCGCATCCAAGTTGCTTCCGCTGGTCAAGGCGTATCGCGAGGGCGGAACTTATCTGTCAGTGATAGCAGATAGGCTGAATGAGACAGGAACGCCGACCGCAACGGGAACTGGTAAGTGGTACGCATCGTCGGTGCGCGCCGTGTTGTTAACTGGAGAATGTCATGTTTAAATTACTTTCAGTATTGATTCTATTATCGTTTTCTTGTGCGTCAAATGCCGGCTTTATTGGCAACTTAGGAACGTCCCAATATTACTCTACCCAAGCGCGCGACGAGCAACAGCGGCAGGAATACAACCAGTGGCAGATCGACCATCCCGGTCATGGTGGTTACATGCCACCTCCGCCGCCACCCGTGCGCACCGACTGGCAGTGTGTTTCAGACTGCGACAACAAGGGCTACCAGCACCAGATGTGCATGAGTCAGTGTTCCTATGCGGAGTCGAGATGAGTTACGAAAACAATAAATCGCTTCACGACATAGCAGATGCGTTGCGTGATGTTGCATCGGCGATTAGGGACTCGTCACGAAAAACTGGTGTCGAGTCAAAAGAATTCCATACCGACAAGACGGTGGCTGATGTCGCGTTGAAGACTTGGCTGGTTGACCATCCTGAATTCAGAGGGTATATTGAAGACTAAATCGAATAGTTATGGGATCATACTCGCACTGATAGAAATCATCGGTCTGATATTGTTTACTATTTTCTCAAACAGGGACGGCAAATGAATTTTAAAGAATCAATGTCAAAGCTGGAATTCTACACAGAATCCGGTATAGAATTCGCCGTGTCCCGTAAATCGTGGAACGGTAACGGTCACGTCATTATGTTCGCGCCGACAAACCATCAGCCGCAGCCGGTTATTGTTCCTCATGGCATTGAAGGGTTCGCCGTCAAGTTTAACCCGTGCGCAGATGATGTGATGGCTGAAGACTGGGAAGAGTTTAGTTTGAAACCTTTAATTATTACAGGAGTTTAGTGATGTCGAATAAATCGTATGGCGTAGTTGGCCTGTCGAAACAGGACGCAAAGTATCAGGCCGAAGACGACGCGCGCATTCTCAAGCGTCATGCCGAAGTGGTTGGCGACAAGAAACGCCACATTGCGGCGATAGCGCACATCAAAGAAGAAATGGAAACGCTGAAGTCAGTCGAAGGGCCAAAGGGTTGAAGCCACCGGTACACTCCATGATGGCGGTAGCCATTTACCCCGCGCCTCACCGCGAGAACTATTTACCCCCTACCGGCCCATCCCCAGACTTCGCGGCAGCATGTAGGCGTACCCACGACAGGCGGGTAAAGTTTGACACTCGTAATGTCGTACCAAAATGTCAGCCAAACCGCAGTTAAAATCAAGGCATATCAACGCATTCGTTCAAGCGTTCCTTCTGGAAACTCTTGATGAACCGTGCCCGACCCCGAAGTTTCATTGGGAGATGTGGGACATGGTTTGCTCTGAACACACTCATGTGGCCATTGCTGCACCGCGAAATCATGCCAAGACTTCGAGCGTAACGAACGCCGTTGTTCTGGCGCATGCTCTCATGGGTATAAATGATTTTTTCCTTATCGTATCAGAGACGTGGGCGAAGGCTAAGAAGTTTCTAAGCAGCATATCCGCCACGCTCAAGGATAACGCAGAGTTACGCAAAGAGTACGGGCCGATCACTTTCGAGAAAGACACCGAAGAAGAGATTATTGTTAATTGCGCCGTTGGAAAGTTCTGCATCATCATCCGTGGTGCTGAGCAAAACATGCGCGGGGCGATGTGGGGGACAAAGCGGCCAAACTTTGTTATTGCTGATGATATTGAAAACGATCAGTGCGTAAATAGCCCTGAACGCAGAACAAAATTCCGCGAAGACTTCCAGAACATCTTGCTGTGCTGTGGTTCGTTATCGTGCCGGTACAGGGTCATAGGAACCATCCTGCACTACGACTCGTTGCTAGAGAACTTGATGGCAGATACCATGTGGCTTACCAAGAGGTACAGGGCACACGAGGGCATAGATGACTTCTCGAATATCCTCTGGCCTGAGCGGTGGACGGAAAAGGCGTTGCGTGATGTGCGCCAGCGGTTCGCCAACATGCACAATCTCGATGGGTACTCGCAGGAGTATCTGAATATCCCGATGAGCACAGAGGATCAGTACCTAAGACCGGAAGACATGTTGCCGATGGGCGATGAAGAGTTGAAAGACCACGCAGAAGGCAAGATGTCGTACTATGCTGCTGCTGACTTAGCTATTTCTCGCAAGACTCGCGCCGACTACACCGTGATAGGCGTGATGGGGGTCACGTCAAAGAACTTTCGTTGCATCGTGGATGTGAGGCGGATAAAGAAGGATTCTTTGGGTATAATCAGAGAGTTATTATCTGTTCAGGAAAGATATAAGCCAGAGATGTTCGGGATTGAGAAGGGTCAGATAAAAGAAACAATCGGCCCGTTCCTGAACGAGGAGATGCGCAAGACGGGCGTTTACATCAACATCGAACCTCTATCTCCGGCTGGAGATAAACCTTCTCGCGGACGTTCGTTCCAAGCCATGCACCGAGCTGGGTCGATAAAGTTCGACAAGGACGCCTCATGGTACATGACGCTTGAGGACGAGCTATTAAAGATGTCTGACAGCGGAATGAAGGGAGGTCACGACGACCAGTTTGACGTGATGGCTTATTTGGGTATGATGGTAGACCAGATCGTCAAACCGAATAGCGAAGAAGAAGAGTACGAAGATGAGATGGACAGATACAGACGCAAGGAAGTAAAATCTAACGGCAGAAGTTTGGTGACTGGTTACTAGATCAAGGATGGTTCGATTCCGTCTCGTGGGCCTAGGTCGTGGTGAGAACTGATGACATAAGTCAAGCAGAGGCTAACTGTTTATTAGAGGAGTAAGACATGGACATGACACAGCATGATGGAAGTTCGTTGATCAGCAATTACGGTTACGACCCAGAGACAAAGACAATGGCGATTACGTTTCGCACCAACGGAAGCACCTACCATTATCAGGACGTAGGCCAGTCAGACTACGACGCGATGCTTGCCGCCGACAGTATCGGATCGCACATCCAGAAGGTAATCAAACCTAATTTCGCGCACAAGAAGCCAGAATGACATGGTTAATAAAAATTATTTTCCTTTTGATGTAAAATACTCTGTGATTGCAAGATTGGTGGCTTGTAATGAAGTACCAGAAGGATCAGAAGTTTACTCTTCTGACTGGTCTGTAGAGTAACTTGCCATCATCTTCATGTGCAAATCCATGCCTAAATCTAATTATCCTGAACGTTTGACAGAATCTATTTTGTCCGAAATGCACGGGCGACTCAGTTCGGGTTGGAGGCTAAAAGCGGATTTTGACAGGCTGATTGAAGAGGTAATGTATTTTTTACTTGTTAAATCAGTAAATTCTAATATAATAATATGCTACTTGAACATTTATCCTCCTGAAAAAGAAGGTGGTTTACCGATCATCAGGCGATATGCAACGGAAGAAGAAGCGCACAAAGCCAAGTTTGACGGGTGCTTGAAAACTATAAAGGTAACGGTGTGAGCGAAAAGACCAAGCTGAAAATTGAAGATATCGTTGTCAGCCACAACGTCGCGGAACTTCTCACCCGAGAAGAGCTTACCAATATCGGCATAGAGTGCGTCAGGGGATACCAGGCAGACAGGGATTCCCGGACTGAATGGGAAGTGCGCCAAGCAGAATCACTCAAGCTGGCGTTGCAGGTGTACGAAGCAAAATCATTCCCGTGGGAAAACGCAAGTTCCGTTAAATTCCCGCTCATCACCATCGCCGCAATGCAGTTCCACGCCAGAGCTTATCCGGCACTGATCGACTCACCAAACATCGCAAAGACTTACATTATCGGCAACGACCCTACAGGGGTAGAGACAGCCCGTGGCGAACGCATATCATCCCACCTGAACTATCAGATATTTGTCGAAGATGAATCATGGGAAGAACAGATGGACAGGGCGCTACTCGCCTTGCCGATAGCCGGGTGCATATTCAAGAAAACGTACTTTGACCCGGTGAAAGGGATCAACCGTTCCGTACTGGTTCTTCCTCAAGACTTCGTTGTTGATTACTGGGCGAAAGACATGTGCGACATCACGCGCATGACTCACGTACTCAGGTGGAATAAGAACACGCTGATCGAGAAGCAACGCTCCGGCCTATTCCTCGACGGTTCTCGCGAAGACGATACCGATATATCTGAAACACCCGCACAATCCCCCGTATCAACCTTGCAGGACGACACACGCGACAAGGCACAGGGGACATCCGACGCAGACATGATGAACCATCCGTACTCGATGCTGGAGCAGCACTGCTGGCTTGATTTGGATGGTGACGGGTACGAAGAGCCGTATATAGTATTCGTCAGGGAGGACACAAAACAAGTAGGGCGTATCGTTGCTAGATTCTTTGACCAGTCAGATGTTGTCAGAGTGAACGACGGCGCAATCAAGCGCCAAAAGAAAATCAAGCGACAGATTGAATCCGACGACAAGATTGACCCCGTAATCAAGAAAAAACAGCTCGACGATGTTGATAAGGAAATAGAATCATTACGCACCGACAAGAAAAACAAGATTGTTCGTATCGAACCAATGCAATACTTTGTAAAGTATCCTTTTATTCCTTCACCTGATGGTGGGTTCTATGATATTGGCTACGGCGGATTGCTTGGCTCAGTTAGCCATGCGGTCGATGCGATCATCAACCAGTCCATCGACGCGGGTACACTGTCTAACTTGGGTGGTGGGTTCGTTGGCCGTGGTGTTAAGATCAAGAAAGGTTCATCTGCGTTCACCCCAGGAGAGTACAAGCCTATCGACTCGACAGGCGACGACATCCACAAGAACGTGTTCACATTCCCGTTCAAAGGGCCATCTTCCGAGCTTATCCAGTTGTGCATGTACTTGGTCAATTACGCAGAACGAATCAGTGGATCGGTTGATATTATGGTCGGGCAAAACCCCGGACAGAACACGCCAGCAGAGACTTCACGCACGATGGTCGAGCAGGGCAGCAAGATATTCTCTGGCATCTATAAGCGAGTATATCGCTCATTGAAACAAGAGCTTGGAATGTGGTACAAACTAAATCAGTTGTACCTTGAGGAATCGGTTAACTATCTTGATTTGTCATCTGGACAGGGGGCGATGATTACCCATGCTGATTATTTGGCTTCTGATATTCATGTCATACCTGTTGCAGACCCGAACATAGCCAGCGATCAGCAAAAGCTATCTCAGGCGATGGCGCTAAAGCAGGCAGCGCAGACAACGCCGGGGTACAGCATACCTGAGGTCGAGAAGCGTTTCCTTAAAGCTATCAAGGTTCAGGGGATTGAGCAAGTTTACCCAGACCCGAACGGGCCGAACGCGATCAAGCCTCCTCCCAACATAAAAATTCAGTTGGAGGAGATGAAGCAAGAGGCAAAGAAGGCGCAAGCGCAACTTGACGCGAAGAAATTCGAATTTGAAGTGATGACCACTCGGTTCGAGTTGCAACAAGAAGCTGAAATGCAACAGGCCAAGATTATGCAGCTACAGGCGCAAACTTTGAAACTTTATGCAGAGGCTAACGGGGTGGATGTTGGGCATGACATCGCCCTTCTCCAGCTCCAGATTAGCCAAGCAAACCATCACAAAGAAACGGCGTTGAAGACGCTCGAATTGCTATCCAAGCATCAGAACGAAGTGGCTAAGATAGGTCAGTCTCAATTACAGAATTCAGAATCGCAAGAGATTTCCAACCAGCAATAAAAAGGAGTAGAGCAATGAAAGCAGGAACAATATCTATTGTCGAATACGCGCAATGGGCGTGCAATCCGATCACCGAAGATTTTATTCAAGGTATGCGTGAGACACGACAAGAAACGCTTGAGGCATGGGCTAGAGGTGCTTACGTTGGCGACAACGGAGAACAAACCCTCATGGCTAACGCCCGTGCATTGGGTAGCGTGGACATCATCGAGCAGATCATTTCAACGGTAGAGGAGCATAAGCGCAATGGATAATCAAGTTCGTGGTACCGGATGGCGTGGTGAAAATAAGGGAAAGAGTTGCGCCTACGCACAATGCGCCGCATTGCACCGCATCATCATCCAAGTCGAGGAGATTCAGGAGGCGGTGACTGCCAGCGGTATCGTTATGGTCAAGGAAGTTACCGACAAAGAAAATCAGGCCAGCATGTTTGCCCGTGTTCTCGCCATCGGTTCAGAAGCATGGGCCGACAAGTCAATGGACGCTTGTGACGTTGGCGACAAGATACTCATCGGTCGATACGTTGGCACGCGCATCCAAAAGACTGACGATGTTGATGTGCGCGTCATCAGCGACTTGGACATTCTCGGTGTTGTTGAATACGCAAGTTCTTAATTTGCATAGTACATTAGAATCTAATAATATTAGAATATGCTTGACATTATAAATTTCAACGTGTTATAAAGGAGCATGAGATGGAAGATGCAGAAATTGTAGCAAATTCAGAGCCGTTATCAAACGAGGATCATGTTAATGATGAAATCCATGAGGTTGTGGATGATTTATTAAATGGCAATGATGAGATTGATGCGCTAGAGAAAGAAGCCTCTGACGCAGGATGGAGAAAAGACGGCAGATTAAATGCTGCCGAATACCTTGAGCATAAGGAAGTTCTTTCTTCGCGATCTAGGAACGCCCGCCTTATCGAAGAAAATTTAGCAATAAAAAAGCAACTCGAAGAGAACACCGAACGACTCGCCAAGCAGGAAAAAGCGGCGGAAGAATACCGGGAATTTCAGGATCAGTCCCATAAACGGGAACTGGAAAGGCTGAAAACAGAAGCAACCGCGCAGATTCAAGACTTGAAGCAACAGCGTGCCGAAGCAATAAGGAACGGTGATGGTGACGCGGTAAACGATATTGACGACCGGATTGACGCTCTCAAAGAGAGTACCCGCGCAGTTGAAGTTAAGCCGGAATCCGTAGTCCCCGTAGTCGAAGTCAAGTCGGCACCAAAACCAGCGGACAAGCCCGCTGGAAATCATCCTGAATTTGATGGATGGCTTGCTGAAAACGAGTGGTTTAAGGTTGACAAAGAGTTACAAGACACAGCCGAAGCTATGGCGATTGTCTTGAAACGCGGCGGCGATACATCGGAGGGTAAAGTTTTTTTCGACAAGGTGAAAGAACGTGTCCGAAAGTTGCACCCGGATAAATTCGAGAATCCGAACAGAAAGAGACCAGGAACAGTTGAAACGCACACAGGATCACCTTCGTACAAGGGTAAGTCCGTAGATGACTTGCCAGACGTAGCCAAAGCCCAGATGAAGGATTTTATCAAGTCTGGGATTTATGCGAAGGAGTCGAAAGCCAAGGGCGTTTCAGCAGAGAGCTTGTATCTTAAAGAATATTTCAGCTAATAGAGGATCAAAAAATGAACATGCAAACAGCAAAGATGGACGAACGTAGCAAAGAGGCCGTGACTATCCGTGAAAAGGCTCTGGCAGAAGTCGAACAATTGAAGGCTGAGAAAGCCGAATTGCTCGCACAGTTGGAAGCGTCAAAAGCAGCACGGACAGATTCGCAGCGCGCAGAAATGTCGCCAGTTCGCCGAGAGGAACAAACAGCACTATCCGATTCTCCTCCATTGCACATGGAAGTTTACGGAAAGATACCCGGACAGCATTTGCTGATCGTTGTTGACCAAGACGGAGATGTTGAGCGCCACCAGAATCACGGGTATCACTTCTGCGAGTTTGGCGAAATCGGAACGAATAGCCGCAAAGGTTTTGATGCGGGCGAAGACAACCGAATTAGCTGGCACTCAGGAACAGATGAAGGTGGCAAGCCGTACCGTTCGTATCTGATGAAGATCGACGAGCAATACTGGAAGGAGCAGGAGGCGAAGAAACAATCCTTTGCCGAACGCAACAACGCGGAATTGCAACGGCGCGCACTAGCAGACGGGGACGGGCGTTATACACCCACCCAAGGGATTAATTTACGAAACTAATGAAAGGCTAACATGGCAAACACTAACCAACCGTATGGCTTCTTGCCTATCGGCACACTCGGCGCTTCGGAATGGAGCGGCAAAACGAATCTTTATTACATTCCATCCACTGACGGGAATGCTTATGCACCCGGCGATGCGGTCAAGGCTGGTTCTGGTGGCGATGCCGCTGGCGTACCAGTCGTTGTTAAGAGCAACGGAACTGATGCTGTACGCGGCGTCATCACAAATGTCCTGTTAGCCATTCCAAACAACACATCGTTGCAGGGGAAAGTTCTGGATGACTCGACTCTGTTGATCCCCGCAACCAAGACCCGCGCTTACTATGTTCTGGTATCCGACGATCCAAATACCATCTACTCGGTACAGGGCGATGCGTCTGCCGCGAACCAAGTGGCTACCGCGTGCAACCTGAATGCATCATTTACCGTCACCAACCCAACAACTCCAAGCATGGTATCCGCTTCGGTGCTCGGCGGCGCGACGATCAACACAACAAACTCATTGAATTTAAAGATCATGGGTCTGGACGGTTCGCCAGCCAACGCCTACGGCGCTTACGCACGATGGAAAGTGAAGTTCAACCTTATCGACACTGCTGCTGGCTATGCCACTGGCGCAACGGGAGTATAAAGAATGGCTATTAATACCGGAAGTTACCCAAAAGCACTAACCCTTGGCGTCAGGACATGGTGGGGCATGGAAGAAAATCGCCATCCTCTCGTTCACACACAGATTTTTCATACGGTTACGTCCGACCAGAACTATGAAGAGTATGTTCAGACCGTAGGCGGCGGCTTGGCACCAGTCAAACCTGAAGGTGCTGGCGTCCAGTACACCAACATGAACCAAGGCTACACTGTTCGCATAACTAACCTGGCGTTTGCCCTCGGTATCATCGTGACGCACGAAGAAATCGTGGACAACAAGTACCCTAAGTTGGCAAAACAGCGCATCATGGGCCTGAAAGACGCTCACCGCGAATCCAAGGAACTGAACCATTCATCCTTGCTGGATAATGCGTTCAGCTCCAGCTACGTAGGCGGTGACGGCGTATCGATGTGCAATCTGTTGCACGTAACGGCAAAGGGCGGCACACAGCAAAACATGCCTACCGTATCGTCTGGTTTGTCCGAAAAGGCAATCGAAGACATGCTGGTACTGACCATGAACGCCCTTGATGACACCGGCTACCGCCAACGTCTTTCAGGTCGCAAGTTGATCGTTGCCCCAAGCAACGCCTTCCGCGCCACCCGCATCTTGAAGACCAAGGGCGAAGCGCGCAGCCAGTCCGGCACCGGAAACAACGACCTGAATGCAATCCGTTCGCTCGGCCTGTTGCCCGAAGGTATCGTCGTCAACCCGTACAGCAACCAGCAATCTTACTGGTACGTTCAGACCGATTTGCGGCCTGAAGAAGGGCTGATTACTCAGGAACGTGAGTTACTGAGTTTGTACGAGGATAACGAATTTGATACCAGAAACTTCAAATGTTTCGCATACGAAAGATATGCCCCGGCGTGGATTAACTGGAGGGGAATTTATGGCAGCCAAGCGTCATGACATTTAATGTAAAATCAATAACTTATCTGTGTATGACGGGAATAAAGCAGAAAAGTTAAAGGTTTTACAGTAAATGAGTTTTATTCTGTGTATAAATTGAATATTTAACCAAACACACAAAGGAAACAAAATGACATCACCAACACGTTTTCCCAACGGTTTGGGTACGGTCGAGAGCTGGCGCGCACTTGGCGATTACCCGCTTCCCGACCCTGCCCACACCAGCGGTAGCACGATACAAAATGCAAACGCCGGAACTTCATTCGGCGTGTCGCAATTCTTTCTTGACTTTCTGCAAACTGCCGACACGACCGCTTACACCGTATCTGGTGTTGGCACTCCCGCAAGCGCATTGGGCGGCGGGTATCCCGGAACTACTCCGACTATCGGCGGTGGGTCTTGGGTTCTGACAACTACCACCGGCGCAGCAGATTCGACTATCGCACTTGGCAACTCGACTCCATTCGCTTACGTTTCAGGACAGAAAGCATGGTACTTGACCAGCTTCCAACTGTCTGACGCTACGACCTGCGCGATTGTTGCCGGATTGAAGGATGCGGTATCGGAATCGAACGGTATCTGGTTCAGCAAAGCATCGGCATCGATGTCTGTGAGCTTGAACATCAAAGTAGCCACTGTGGCTACCGCTTACACTGCCATTACAACTCTGGCGAACAACACGACCGTTCAACTCGGGTGGCACTATGATGGCGTTGACCTGCACGTATTTGTCAACGACTCGATGGTTCTGACCGTATCTGCCGCATCGTTGCCAACAACGTTGCTCGCATCTATATTCAGCATCACGAACGGCTCCGGCGTGGCTCGAACGATGGCAATTGATTACGTTCTTGCAAGCGGCGAAGTACAGCGATAGTATCTAAGGTAATACCCCACAACCCCTTAGGGGGTTGTGTTTTATGGAGTACACCAAATGGCATTTTTTTCAGGCCCACCACCTCTTAGCACAGACCAAGTAGCGGCGCTCACTACCGCACAGATCGCGGCACTCGTTGCTGACGACATGCTGGGGTTGACTACTTCCCAAGCGCAGGCTCTCACCACTACCGATTTACTGGTACTCACACCGGCAAACTTGGCATTCCTGCCGCTTGCCGACATAACGGTTCTGAGTACGAACCAGATCACGCAGGGATTGACCACCGCGCAAGTCAATGCGCTGACCTCCGCACAAGTCGGAGCGATGACCCTTTCGCAGATGCAAGCACTGACCACCGTTCAGATTGCGGCATTGAGTACGACAGGTGTTACTGGCATTCCAGTTGTAGACATCAAGAATCTGACAACGGCACAAGTCGCTCAGGGTTTTACCACTGCCGACTTTAACGCGCTAACTATGGATCAGGTAGGCGCGTTGACAACTTCGCAGGTTGTCACCCTATCTACGTCTCAGATTGCGGCACTCGGAACTGATATTTCCGCGCTACCCGCTGCCGATATTATCGCGCTGACTACGGCGCAAGTTCAGGGCGGGTTGACGACATTGCAAGTCGCCGCGCTTTCCCCTAGCCAGATTGGATCACTGACTACGGCGCAGGCTGTCGTATTGACCACTACGCAGATAGCGGGGCTTGGTACATCATCGTCCGGTCTTAACACCGCACAGGTCAATGCGCTAACTACATCGCAGGTAGCTGCGCTCACTACGTCTGCTGTATCTTCGCTATCCA